TATCCTCTGATTTGACTTCCTGAACAGGTGGCTTTACTGGCTTAGCAGCTACTACCTTGGTCATTTCCTCTCGGCTTGGTCTCTTTCCTTTAGGAGCATAACCTGCATTTGCAAGTGCTCTGCCGATTGCCGAAGTCTCACAATTCTCCAGTGCTGAAGTCTGATTAACGCCTCGGCTAGTAACTGTTTCCTCAGCGTACCCTGTTGCCCATGCAACGCCATCTTCAGCATTCTTAAATAGATACGCCTTAACAATGTATCGAGTAGCCTCGACAACTTCCAACTCAGTTGAAATGCGGAACGCTGGATAGTCCTTAATAAACTTTTCAAGTCTCACCTCTACTGGCTCGTAATCGGCTAAATTAAACATAAAGCTCATTCTCCTCTGTTGCTAGTTGCCCTGCGAGTGCGCCATAGGAGCAGAGATCGACCCAGTTGTCGATGTGCTGGGCTGATTGATTAGTCCTTGCAAGTTTAACCAGCACCATGATCCCTGCGACCTGATAATCGTGGATCGGTGTCTGTAGGTATGCACTGAGGAGCATTGCGGTGTGTTGCAGGTTATCCGCAGGGTGACCATACGATAGCCCACGATCGCGGATTGTGTCGGTTGCTGTGAGTAGGATTTCATTAGCGCGCATCTGTTGTCACTCGCTGAAATGACTTGGCTACGACCAAGCCCTCACGCTTGCCCTCGTTAAAGCCTTTAGCCCAGCCTACTAAATACCATAATGCGTTAGCTGCTAAAAGCAACACGATGATTGGTGTCTCAAAGCTCATTAGTCGCGTTCCTTACATGATGTGCATTCCCACTGGACTTGACCCTGCTTGCTAAGTCCTCGAACTACGCGCCATGTGTGACTATGGATCTTCTGGATTGTTGCCATTTTTCGCCCTTTTCTGTTTGGGAGTTTCCCTCACAGACTTAGAGTCTCACGCCTGTATGACAGGGTCAAGCACATTTAGGTAACGACTTGATAACGATTATCGAGCGCGTCCGTAACTCTTTCCAGCCACAATGAATGTGCCATCCTTCTCGATGTTGATAAGATCAACCTGAACTTTAGACTTATTAACATAGATAATGGCAAAGGCTTGCTGCCAATTAGCCACACCCTTAGTGTAAGCAGCTTGCTTAAAGTCCATAAGATTGCCCACCTCGACACCATGCAGGACACGCCCTATGCGCCCCCCAGAAGCCTCTGAGAAGGCTGAACGCCCTGCTCTGTGTGTGTGACCTGAGATGACATTCTTGCCATGCCTACGGGCTGCTTCAAGGGCTGATAAGCCCCCTTGTGGCTTTATCGGTGTGTGATCACCATGAACTGCAATCCAGTTAGGTGCAATAGGCATAGGGTTCTTGTGAAAGGTAATACCTAACTCATCGAACTTCATGAACTTCTCAAAGCGAAGCTCTGGTAATGCTCCGAAAGCTGGGACTTTAGCCATGATGACATTGTAAAGGCGGTCTGTGTGGTTGCTACGGATGCAGTCTGTAACGCCTAACTCCCAGAGTAAATCAACAGCCTCATTACGATCATCATCTAGGGTCTGAGCGTAGCTGCCCATGCGACCTTCCTCCCACTTGCTTATTTGGGGTAGGTCAATCTCATCACCAATGGTGACTACTTGATCTGGCTTAAACTTCTTAATGAATGAAGCAAGGTTGCGTGTGGCAACTCTGTCATGGTAGGGGACTTGTAAGTCCGACACTACTACGATGCGCTTAATCGTCATCCTCATCGTCTTGATAATCGCCATACTTCTCAGGCTCTATAGGGTCAGGCAGTATCCAATGAGGATAGGCTTGCGGCTCTGTGATCATGAACATCGCCACATCCTCAGCAAAGCCAGCACGCTTTAATGAGCAGAAATACTCATAAAGCCCAATGCAGTAAGCATCAAGCTTTGAGTAACCTTGCTCCTCTAATGCCTTAGTTGCTTTTCTTGCCATGATTAAATTATCGCTTCTGCAATAGATCAAGGATGGTATCGACACGCGCTTCTAGTCGATTAAGTCGGTCATTCATAGAGCTGCCGCCGTTAGGCTTTAACTCGGCTAGGTAGTGCTTTACTAACCATCGCACTGAGCCAATAAATGAACCAACGATCGTCGTCACAGCAACTGCAATTGCCGCTGTGTCTTGCAGGCTCATTACTTTTTAGGTGAGGCATAACCAAAGATGCCAGATAGGGCAGCCCAAAGGATTGCTCGGTAGTCAAGGTCAAAGTTGCTAGATGCCCAAGCTGCAAGGAACGCTCCAGCGGCTAGGTATGCAGGGTGTTTGATGTTTTTCATTATTCTCCGCCTAACATAGGTATCTGATAAAACTCACCCAATAGGTCAGCTTCTTTCTTAAAACTGAAATGAGCGTGCTTTGTGTGCTTGTTCGCCCCTGTGTACTTTCTTGGTTTCCAATTGAGTATTCTGGAATAGATGTACCCATCGAAAATAATGTAACTAATGCGTGTTTCTGTCTTGGCTTTGCAGGCTCTCCGAAGCTGATCAACAAGGTCGCACATAATGTCTGGCTTTGATCCCTTGAATAAGTCACGATCGACATCAATGGCACGAACCCAACCTTGCTCATCTGGATTATGATCAGACTTGCGAGCAGCGTGTCGGGTATCACCGATCCAACCATCCGATGTGCGGTCACGATCTGGGAATGAGTCATCGATCTGCTCCCTTAACTGGACAGCAGCCTTAGAGAGTTTAGGCTTCATGTGGCTTGATAGGTTCTAACTCTTCTGCCGTAAGTTTGCGAATTGCCCACACTTGATGGTAATTGCCATCTATTAACTCAGGCTCAATTGTGTAAGCGATCTCATCATCTGCTGTTGCAGGTGGATTGACTTCAATAATCTCAGACCAATTAGCAGATGGATCTAAAGCAACATCGCCATCAAAGCGGGGATACTCCATAGTGTCCAAGTTAATAAAAATACTCATACTGTCACCTTCGTCACTGTTGCTGTTGAACTTGTTGAGGTATAAGTTGGAGTCGATGCTGAATAACTTGCGTCACCGGAAGTAACATTTTGTGTGGCTGTTGTGTAACTTGGATCGGCTTCCGTAAATGATCCAGCAGCATAAACTACATTTGTGCCACCTAAAGAGTAAGTACCTGTCAGGCTTCCATCGGTAGGAAGTGCAGCCATAAATACATCCCCGCCATTGGTGGCAATTGAACCTGTGACATACATCGTAGAGCCATCAACAACAATACCCTGCAATCGGATGTTATCGGCTGCTGATTTGATAGTGCGTTGCCACTGAATAGTGCCGCTTGTGTTGTATTTGATAATAATGCCACCTTCGGCAGCAGTGCCGCCTGTTGCATAATAACCAACATAATAGAGATAGCCATCAGCAGCTAAAATTAAAGAATTATCAGCAGAGCGAACTGTTCCAGTATGTGTAACTCGTCTTGACCATTGTTGAGTGCCTGAAGAATTAAACTTAAATAAACTTGGTCCACTAAATCCCAAAGCATAAACATTGCCTGACGCATCAACGACACCACCAATAATAGTTGGACCCTGTGGATTTATTTGCCATGTGATTGCGCCAGCCGTTGTTAATTTCATGATCAGATTTTCTGTAGCTCCACGAGCATAACCAAAAACATGTGGAGCTTGCGAACTGTCTAAAGCTACTGAGTATAAATAGTTATCATCAATACTTGTGGCTGTGAACTGTTTTTGCCAAGAAATACCAAGACTGCTATCTACTTTTACAATTGCCCCTTTTCCACCTGATGATGGATAAATTGGCAAATATCCCACACTATTAGTCGAGTCCCATACCAAGCCCATTGTGGCATAAAGACCGCCATACTCTTTTTGTGCTTGTATTGCGCCTGTAGAGTCTATTTTTACTAATAAAGCTGATTGCGCTCCAGTTGTATTGCCTAAATAAAAATTACCCGCGCCATCATTGGCTACTTTTCCAACGCCTAAAGATAATCCATTATTAAGATACTTTGACACCGATACTGTGCCGCTAGTACTAATCTTTTGGAATAATCCACCACCTGCGGCATCGTTGCCAGCAACATAAAGATTTCCACTATAAAGGGAAATTGCTCTACCTTTTTGATCGCCTGATCCAGTAGTTATAGATGCAAGATAATTACTGGCAGGTGCAACCCCACCGCCAGCCGAAATAACTGCAATCAGTGTGTTCAACATTAGGCAATCGCACCTACAACGATCCATGAGTTAGCAGCGATCTTGATGCAAGCTGCTGACTTATAACGAGCAAGTACTGGTGATCCTGCTGCTGCACCTGCACTAGAGACTGTAGTTGTCGCTGGAGTCGTTGCAGTAATTGTTGTAACTCCCGCGCCCTTCATGTACACAAGCAAAGTTGTGCCTGTTGGAAATGCGTATGTTGCATCTGTTGGAATGTAAAAGGTATTGGCTGAGGCATTGTCCATTGTGACAATGGCGTTGAGTCCGTCTGCCTTGACTGCTGTGTATGTAGTACCAGTCTGAGCATTGACTGTAAGACCTGCGAAAGACGCATCAACTGAGTCGCCAAGTGTCTCGATGGCGGTTGCGCCATTCTTTACAAGGTCAGATGAGGTCGGAACAGTCCAACCGAAGTTAGGTGTAGTAGTTGCCATTAGGTTAGTGCTCCAGTCGCGTTAGTCCAAGTAAGTGTACCATTTACGCCTGTCCAGATCAGTGAAGCAGGGGTAACTGTTTCCCATTGGGTTGTAGATAATGAGAAGTCTGTTGCTGAAATGTAGAGGGTAATCTCCACAAAACTAGGGGTTGCTCGCAAGGCAACATTTTCCACAAAGCCATCAAATGATCCGCCCAGTAAATTGCTAGGCAGATTGTTAATCAGGACAGGCTGACCAAAGAACACGCCGATAAGGCTGTCAAGCATGCCACTGGGAATGTCTGGATTGTCTAGGCGGAAAGTAATCGCACCTAATGACCCGCGTGGGTTCTTGCGTAGATTAAGCTCTCTAGAGGCGATGTCAGTGATGTCTGCAAGGTTCTTAATGTTAGAGTCCTGTGAACGCTCAAAGAGTCCGTAAGAGGCTATAGAGTCGGTATCAGAGGTACTGTAGGTGCTGCCGTATCCTGTGCTGTAGCGGTAGATGAGGCTATTACGGATGCGAGAAATCTGAGTTTGTGACTGGATAGATGATGGGGTTGCATACGAGCCATCAAGGTTAGTAAATCCATTTGCTGCGAGATAGTTAGATCGGTGGTCTGCATCGTCATAGGAAACATCTCCATCCTTCTCTTCATAAATCTGACCAAGTGCGCTAGTGGCAATCTGATCTACAAGGGTTTGGCTCTTAGCCGTTGCGCTAGCTGCAAGGTTGATCATGGTGTAGAAGCCTGAGTCAATAGTGCCGATGTAAGACTCAGCGTTAGCCCATGTCACATCTGCTGGATAGGTGTCCCATGTAACAGTTGGAGTGACTTCTGCCCAAGTCAGGTTCAAGGCTGAACCTAGTATCTCTGCGATCTGTGCGCCATCTAAGCCTTCTGCAAGGGCTGTGTTATAGACAACCTTTGTCAGCTTAGCCAGTGAGCCGATGCCCAGTATCTTGCCTGTGGTGATGTAACCAGTCTCTTCAGGGCTTCTAACGCCGATGTTGAAGTCTGATACTTCGCCGCCAAATACTGTGACATAAGTGCCAGATGAGTTTTTAAGCTCTAAAGTGATTGGCTCTGTGACATTGATGGTAAAAGGTGAGTTATCTGTATTGATGATCTCTACTTGGCAATAGCCAGCAGTAGCCTGTCGATCAATGTCTAACCGACCAGATGCATAGGAAACAGAGGTGACAGTCGTATAAACATCATCCCCTACTGTAACCCGCCACTCTGGTAACCATGTCATACTGTGTACAAGCCCCCTCGAAGAGTGCCACGTTGAATGGCATCTGTTAGGACTTGATCTACAGCTTCAGCGATGGCGTTAGGATCGCCAATACCAGTCTGAATAGTGATGTTATACGCATTAGCCGCTTGTGCTGCATAGCGTGAACCGCTTACCGCACCTGACACACCTGCGCCACCTGCTAAACCCTGCAACAGGGATGAGCGAGCAATGCTTTCCAGATCAAGTGTAGAAGCCATCTGGCTTGAAGCCGATGCGTTCTCCATGTCTAGCAAGTCTGCAAAAGCATTAGCGCGAGCTGCTGCTGCATCCGCGTATTCTAGGATCGCTTCGATTGAGCCACCGACTGTGGAGATAGGCGCAATGTAATCCCCTGCTGGGATTCCAGAGCCTAAAGATGCGCTTGTTGGAATCTTAGTTGATCCAGTAGAAGCAAGATTGATCTCACGAAGAAGGCGCAGAGCGTTTTCAAGATTAGCAATGTTGATAAGGTCTTTAGGCTTTAGGCTTTCAAGGATTGATTTAATGTCCTGAAGCTTGACATTCTGCATACCTAGTGTGCCAAGCACTTTAAGATCTGCATTGAGTTTAGCGGTTGCAGCAATGATGGCTGCTTCATCCTTAGCAGCAATAGCATCTTCTAGGGCAAGGATTGACTTCTTGACATTAAGGCGAGCAGTATCATTAGCAATCTGTAAGACCTGCGCACTGGATGTTGCCTTGCCTAGTTGCTCAGCTTGGTTAGTAAGAGCTGCTGCAATCTGGATCTTATCAAGGTCAAAGACATCTGTTCCCTTATTAAGGGCAAGGTTGGCTTTATCAATAGCTGCTGCTAATCGCTTATCTTTGAGAATCTTAGCCTGAGCCGCTGCTTGCTCCTTTGTAAGCTTTGTGATCGCCGTAGCGTTCTTCTTAGCAATGGCATCTGCCTTTTGTGTGTCCTGTGAGGAGACGGACAATGAGATGTTTCCAAAGCCTTTACCATTACCGAATAAGCCGCCAGAAGGTGCAAAGAAACTTAAGTTCTTAAAGTCAAAGAGTGACTTAGTAATCTTGATGAACTCGCCTGTTTCACGAGAGAAATTAGCAATTGCTTGAGCTGCTCTGTCAATCTTAAGAATAAAATCCTCTGTTGAAGTTGATCCAGAGATAGTCTTTAACGCATCGAACAGACCCTTACCGATAGTCTCTTTAGCGTTGTTGCTTGCCACAGTAAGTCTGCCTAGCGATCCCGCGTAGGTGTCTGCTGCTGCTGCTGCTTGACCCGCAAAGAGAACGTTAAGTCGATCTTGAATCTGTGCAAAGGATGATGTTTCTAGCTCGGCTTTGCTAAGTCCTACACCTAAGCGACCTAGCGCTTGGTTCTGTCCTAAGTATGCCTTCTGCAAGCTCTGAGAAACTTGAGTAACTGACTTGCCTGTACCCGCTGCAATGTCAAGTGCTAAGCCTAGTAATTCCTGTGACTTAGTGACATCGCCTGTAGCTCGTAGCAAGCGATCCATAGCTGGGCGTAGCTCATCATCCAGAACGCCTGTCTGTTGTTCTAACCGAGAGATAAAGCCATTGACTGTGCCAATGTTTGATCCATAAGCAAGATTAAGGTTCTTGAGAGTTGTGCCTAATGCTGTTGCTGCTTTGTCATCTTCTGCAAATGCCTTAGCAGCAGCGCGACCATAAGCAAGGACTGCTGCTGTGCCAAAGGCTAAGCCAAAGTTTCTAGCAAGAGTTGTTGTGCTTTTATTAAGTTTAGTGATTGCTGTATCGGCTTGCTTGAATCCTTTGCCATCAAGTTTCGAGCCAATGTTAATGTCAATAGCCATTATGCAGCCTTACTAAAAGTAGTAGTTTTAGATCTGTCGTAAAACTTGCGCTCTGATTTGTCAATGGCTTTAAGGGCTGCGCCATAAGCCTTGCCCTGATCCTGCGCCCATGCTTTAAGAATTAAGCGCCCGCGACCCTTTAGGCTGCTAGTTAGATCGCCTAGATTTTCAATAAACTTAGTACCTGCTTGTGGATTAACAGAACGGCTTACCTTCTTAGAAGTACCACCTGCCTTAGATCCGACCCACGGCTGTCCCTGACCATTGTTAGCTCTACCTGCTGTTTCATAGATAGCACCTGCAACAGATTTGTTAAAGATAGTCGCATTAGATGTAAACCCTGAGCGAGTGGTTCTTCCTTGCTTGGTAGTAAAGCCAATACCAGCTCGAATAGTCGATGCGTTAAATGTAGGGAACTTTGCCTCTGAGAAAGAACGACCTGCCCAGCCTGACATAGGAGAGTCAGAAGGCACAAAGCCCCTAGCCTTTTTAGCAATAGGAGCTAGTGCAACTCTGAGCTCTCGGTTTAATTCCTTATTTAGATCAGGTGCAAATTGGCGAATGGCTTTGCGAGTCTGCTTAACGCCTTCGACTTGCACTCGCATCCTTAGCCTCTTTTCCTTCATCCTTTAGCCCTTGAACTAGGGCATCTAGCATGGTCTTATCTAATTCCAACAATTGCTGTGGCGCGATCCCCAACCTAATGCTCAAACGAGCAATTAGATAGGTGAACGGAAGATCGCGCTTTAAGCTAAAGGGTCAGAGTCTAGAACCTCGACACTCTTAAGTGTCTCGACAAACTCTGCCCCAAAAGGCTTAACAGTTTCACCTGACCTGCGGATAATCTCATGAGCCAAAAGAAAGACGTGGGACTGTTTTTCTTCATCCCTAAAGGCTTTGTGAAATCCCATCTTGGTCTGCTGTTCGAAAAAGTATTCGACAGCAGGTGAGATCTCGCCTTCAACAATGCTTCCATCTGTGCGTACTATCTTTAGCTTTGCCATGATCTTGCCCCTTTTGTTAGTTGATTATGCTGATGCTACAGCAATAGTGCCGTTTACATTCCATGTAACAGACTGAGTTGAAAGATCTCCAACTGCGCCGTTAATAGGTGTGATGTTGTTAATTAAGCATGACATTGTGTAGCTAGGGTTAGTAGCTGATACTGCTGCTGATGTCTGCTTGATTACGACTGTCACAGATGTTCCCCATGTTGAGTTAAGAGTCTGTAAAGTCTTAGCTGTTGCTTCGTCATTGAAGAAGTCGATTGAAACGCTTGAGCGCTCCAGACCCTTAACAGCCTTCGCCCCAGAATCTCCCATAGCGGTGACATCGAGCTCGTCAAATGCTCGGTTAATAGTGCATGAACTTACTAGCGATGAGAGATCAACCGAGTTAACAGTTACACTCACGCCATTTGATAGATAAACTGACATCGGTTTATTCCTCGTCTTTCTTGGTTATTGGCTTTGTTGCCGCTGGCTTTACCTGACCGATTTTGATCAGGAAGGCTTCATTCTCTTTTTCCCATTGTTCCAATTCGGTCATGGTTATTCCCATCTCGTTAAAATTGACACGGACATCTCACAGCTGAGTAGGTCTCCCGATGCAGCGTTGAGAATACTAGGTGCGCTGATTGCGCTTACATTATAGGTCAAAGAAGATGCTGCGAGCTTGTTAAACACTCCAACAACTACATCTTCAATTCCGTTAAGGTTTCCCTCATTGTCAAATAGAGGAACAGTCATAATAATCTTAAAGTTAGCCGTAGGGCTAATGGTGATGTGCTGATTGTTGTTAGGTGTCAGATAGGGATCATCTGGAGACACGATCACAGAGTTAGCCAATACTGTTGCAGGTGGAAAGGCAAATGTCTGCCACTTAGAGTTATCGACTAATGCTGTGGCAAGTGTGGTGCGAAGTGTCGTTATGGCTACTGGTGGCATCATCCCACCATAGAAGTAGGCGCAAGCGCATGGGCAATCATGCCCCTGATCTTCGCCAACAGTTGCGCTGACATCCGATAAGGGGATGGCTGGAAATCGACTGCATTACTGCCTGAAAGGGTGGCGGTCTTTGCTTGCCAGATTTCAACAGCGATCATCAAAGCTGCTAATTGGACTGCTGTGTCTGTCGTCCAGTCTGTGTAAGTCTCTGCTGTTACTGTGCCAAAAGGTTCAATAGGATGCTTAGGTTGAATTGTGCTGTGATTAGTTGCAACTGAAATTGAATACTCTCCAACTGTTGCAATGGTCTTAGATCCATTGTATCGACTGCCTGAATTGGCAATAGTTACAGTCTGTCCAACATAAAAGATGTCTGTGACAGGAATGTCAAAGTATAAAGTTCCTTCATTCACAATGTTGCTATGTGCTACTGCGAACCATTGAGGTTTCCATAACATTGGAAGCAGGACTGCATCTGACGCGTCGCATACTTCTTGAAGGGTCGCATCAGGATAGAGCGTACCGACTCCGAGAGTGGAGCGAAGCTCTGCAACTGTTGTGAGTGCCATCCTGATCCTTTCTAAAGACTCTGAGGGGTAGAGGGCTACTACCCCTCAGAGCGACTTAGTTACAGCTTATGCTGTGTAGTTGAAGCGACGAACACCCTTACCTGACTTAGCAACATAAATTGCTAAGTATCCGTAAAGGTTGATTTCTACTTCACCAGTTGTCAAAACATTGACGCGAAGCTGTGTTGTTGGTGACTCCCATGCATACACAGAGTTAGGTGCTACAAGGAACGCTGACTCATCAACGATGCCTGATACTGAGATGTTGTGATCTACGATGAGATCTGTTCCCAATACATTTCCGCGAACAGATGTAGGAATTGCCTGACCTGAAGCGTTGAATTGTGGAGATGCGACTGCGTATAGAGGGCGTGATGCTCCATCGACATAGCTCATGATTGAAGCCCATTGATCAGTAGAGGCAACTAGCTTGTTAGCGTAATCGCCACCTGTTCCCTTGTAGGCTGCTGCTGCTTCTGTGGAGATAAATGACTGTAGTCCTGCTGCTGTTGCTGCTACTCCAGTTGCCTGTGTGCCGTTAGCAGTCCAAGCTGCGATCATCGCGTTATCCGTTGCCTTCTCGTATGCCTTGCGAAGTTCTGTCATTAGGAGCTCCATAAAAGCTGGCTGGCTGCGGTCGATAAGCTCAAATGATACGCGGTTGAGACCTGAAAACTTCTCAACTGTTACTGTGTCATAAGCAGATGTCATACCTGTCTCAGATGGTGCTGAACCTTCGTTTGTGTCTGCAACTGTTGGTGCTGTGTTTGCTGTTGCATTGTTTACATACAAGCGTGGAACTGTAAATGACATACCTTCTGGCAATAGTGCAGAGCGTGTTACTGCCTCAAATGCAGGGCGTCCTGTGAATGTGTCAGTAAGGAATGTGTTTAGGTGTGGTGCAAGTGTAAGACCTGTGTTTGTTGATGTTGAGTCATCTGCTGCGCGAACTACGCGGCGAGCCTCGTCATCACCTAGAGCAGCCTTGATGTTGGCTTCTAGGTATTGTGCTGAAGTGATTGGTGCTACGCGCTCGCGCACGAATGTAGTTGCTGTCACTACAGTTGGGCGAGCAGCTTCAACCGCTGCTGCTTCTACTGCTGGTGCTGCAACTGTCTCTGGAGTATTCTCCACAGCTGTCTCGCTTTCTGTTGGTGTGATTTCTTCTTCTACGACCTCTGGAGTTTCCTCAGCCGCTACATCAATGACCTGAGCAGACTTAAATGCTGGCTCTGTCACTAATGAAACCTCTAACAATTTAGCAGCGGAAACGAACATAACATTTCCCTTCTGCTTTGACTTGATAACTTCTACGCCTACTGAAAGACCTGACTGCAATCCTTCTTCAGCAAGGATAAGAGCTTCAGACCCACGATTAGATCGTGATACCTTGAACGATGCATAGATGCCATCTTCTTGCTCTGTAAATTGTGTTGCCTTGCCTAATGGCTGGCGTGAGTCATGCTGATTAAGTAGCTTGACAGTTTTTGGATCTTCTGGAAGTGCGATTGCGCCCTTCTCAAATACAACCTTACCGGCTGAAGTGTTTCCCACTTCGCCTGTTCCCGCTGGAACGATCTTGCCTGAGATTAGTCTTTCCTCAACATTGGCAATAAGTCCAGACGAGAAGTGAATTACTTGGTTTTCCATTATTCTATTCCTTCGCTGCCGTTAGGTGTTAAATCTTCCATCTCCATCGCTTGCTCAACTGTGATCAAGCCTAGAGACAACATCTTTTCAATTACTAGCAATCTTTCCATTGGTTCAACTGCTAGGAATGATGAGTCCACATCGAACTTAACCGCGTTGCCACGAGCAGTGATGTCATCCATTGACAAGCGATCTTCAATAGCGCATACATAAGGTGCAAGGCTGAGAGAATAGAATTGCTTGCGCTCATCTAATACATTTGCGTAAGTCATGCTTTGATTTGCTTCTGCTGATAGCAAGTAAGCAGGGACATTACACAAGCGAGAAATTTCAGTTGCAAGGAATTGCTGTGCTTCGTCATACATCATGTCTTTAGGTGAGAATGATGTTGGCTGGTATTCTAAAGTAGATGTTAAGTAAGCAGTGCTGCGATTGTTGCGAGCGTTTTTCCATGCTGCAAGTAATCCTGCAACTTCTTTAGGATCAAGGTCTGCTCCATTGTTACGAAGCACACCAGAAGGCATTGGAGTCGATGCTGCCAATACTGCTGCCTTGCGAAGATCGATTGCTGCTCTGATTGTTTCAGATCCGCGCTCTAAGATACCTTCATCAAATGCTTGGAATGTTACAAGTGATCCAAGTCCTGACATTGGCACAGCTTGCGCCTCGATGTAATACTGAGTTACTTCCATGCCGTAAAGATCAGTGGTAAATGTAACTTTAACATTTGGTATCCACTTGAAACGAGAAGGGCGACCATCCTCTGCATACACTTCTGTAACTTGCCAGTAAGCCACGCCGTACATTAGAAGGCTATCCACAGTCCACGCCATTGTTACCGAACGCGGTTGATTAAGTGCTGGCTGATCAACCCAGATTGGATTGCCTAACTCTTCACCTGTGGATTTGCGATACAAGTTAAGTGGCAACCCACCGATGACACCGCTCAAAAGATTGCGGCACTTGGCAACAGCTGGGACTGACATCGCCTCGTTGCGTTGCACTCGTGGTAGTACATAGTTGTAAAGCGAGTTGAGGTTCTCGCCCATAATTTGAGGGGCGTATTGCGCTAAAAGCGATGAACGCTTATCGTCATTAGAGATTGCTTCAGTTTTGCGGAATAGACCCATAGTCATAAAGTGTAGCATTTGTCAAGTAATTAGACAACACGCCGTCGGCGTGTCTAAGCGTAAATCTGCGGCTTAGGCTGAGGGATCATCAACTTAGAAACTACCATCGCTAAACCAATAGGTGCTGAGATGTCACCTGCTGACTTTCGCTTAATAATGCGCCACGCTGAGTCATTGACTTTAGCTGCACAGTTATTCATCTGCTGGATAAACTCAGTCTGACCATTGTGAACTATGCGATGGTTATTCAAGCCTTCTGCAAAGTCTCCACAAGCCTTGTAAAACTGCTGCCCTGAGACATCTTCCACAACCACGCCAGAATTGGCAAGCCTGTCCGCGATAGTCTGAGTTGCATACTTGTCAAAGCACACAAGTCTAGGCTTATAAATGTCACACCATCCCTTTATACTGGCAGCCATCTTTAACTCATCGATTGCAACCTGTGAGCTGTAAGTCTCTAAGATGCCGATGCCTATTCTGCCATCTGGCAACAATTGACCAGCTACAAGTGAGCCGTTACGCCTTGAAGGGCTAACATCAAAGCCAAAGACTGTGTAAGCACCAACTGACATCTCTAAGGTGCTATCGCTTGTTTCTTCAAGGATGCCATGCTGCCACGGACTACTTAGGGAGTCGATCCACTGACAAAGAGTCTCAGTACGCGTGTTTTCAATCGGTGAAGTAGCAATCGCCTCTTCAATCGCCTCTTCTGTGATGGTGTATCCCAAAGAGGGGTTAGCCAAAGCCCATGCATCGCGATCAGTTATCTTGCAGTATTGGGGAGCTGAGTACTCATAGAATCCAAAAGACTTGGGCGGGTAATCGATGGCTCTTTCTCGTAAGTCGTTGAGTACAGTGCTGAAAGCGTCTCCTGCATTAGAGGTAAGAAGCGTCTGAGAGTTTGGGTGAGCTCTAGTTGTAGGAGTTGCAGCTCTAAATCCATCTTCTGTGATCTCTCGGATTTCATCGATGTAGAGCAATCCATTGACTGATCGACCGCGAGAGCCGTCTCTAGTTGCTGCCACAACATCAAGCCTTGCTCCAGATAGCATCTCAATTGACTCTGTGCCGTTAGCGTGTCTGATTTGTTTAACGAACCCTTTGAGGTGGTCATTTGTCTCCAATAGGCTAGTGATTTGTCTGAAGGTGTCCAAAGCCATGCTTCTGTTAGAGGACATGATAAGGACATTGGTATTCCATTTAATCAAATGAGCAAGGATCAACATACGCGCTAGATGGGTCTTCCCATTCTGCCTAGCAACA